GTATAAGGCCAACATAGATTTTTTAGTCATGTCTGCTGCTGAGCCCTGTATTAGTTTGTTTAATGCTTTGTATGTAAATGCTCTCTTAATCCCCGGTCCGTGCTCCCTGAGTGCGTCTGCGTGAGGTAGTGGTTTCTTGATTCCAAAACCATGCGGCTCCCAAAGATCAAAGTGACACAACCTACCACCAACAGTTCTTATCTTACCGCTATCTTCAGCTCTTCTCATCACAGCCTCAGATAACATTTTCACAAACGGCGCTTTTTGATGGTATGTCTTTAAAAGTTTTTCTGCTGAGTCTTTCATAAGTCCTAGTTCAGCCATCAGTTTATTTTTGCCCATGCCATACATGATACCAAGGTTAATTGTTTTAGCTTGCTTACGATCAATACCAGCCATGTCTGCTATCATCTGATGAAAGTCTGCGCTACCATCATTGTATGCATCAACAATTGTTTGTGTTCCTTCCATTCTCATGAGAGATGCAAAGTGAACAAGTATACGTGGTTCTTGCTGACTGTAGTCAAAACAACCCCAGGTATGTTTGTCTTCTGGTACAAACAATGATCTAATTAGCGGTCCAAGAATCTTATGTCTCGCTGGTATCTGTTGTAGGTTAGGGTTTGAGTAACTAAACCGCCCTGTAACAGTTCCACCTTGATCAGATCTTATTTGATTTATGTCTGCATGAATACGTCCCTTGTGTTCATGCTTAAGTATTGTATCGATAAATGTTGTGTTTGCTTTGTTGATCTCTCTTGCTTCGTTGATTAGTTTTGGTAGCTCAGCTGGATGTGTTGCAAGAAAGTTTTTTGTAAAACTTGGTGCACCCTTTTCTGTTCTGTCGTATGGAAGTTTTAGTTTATCAAAAGCCGTAGCTATAGAAGCTGCAGCCCATATCTCTACGTCAAAACCTGATAACTTTTTTATCTGTTGTAAAATTTCTTTTTCTTTAATTATTAAATCTTCTTTTATTACACCTGCTTTTTCTACATCTACACGAACACCTTTAAATTTCATATCAACCAGACAAGGAAACAAATTTGTTTCTAGGTTATATATGTCCCAAAGATCTTGTTTTGATATTTCATGTTGTAGTGCGTGGTAAAGTTTCAAAGTCATCTCTGCATCTTTTTCTGCATACTCACCAACAAATGGTGCAGGTAAACGCCACATCTCTGCTTTTGGATTGACACCAAAATCTTTTGCTGCCTCCTGTAAAAGCTTTTCATTCTTACGCATGTCTATGTATGTTTTACCAACTGAGTCTAGTGTATAACTGTATCTGTTTTCATCGATCAAACTAGCTGCAATCATTGTATCTACAATGCCGCCGTTTATATGAAACCCAAGTGATCTGATCCAGGATACATCGTACATTGCATTGTGAAATATTTTTGTGGCTGTGTTTGATAAAAGTTCTTCAAACCAATCCAATACTAATGCGCGGTCCATGTTCCCACCACCTTCGTGCGCTATTGGAAAATAACCTTTCCAGCCTTCGACTGCCACTGCTATCCCCACTATCTCACCATCTCTTCTCACCGCACCCGAGCCCATAGTTATTAGGTTTGGATCTCTTGTCTCTAAGTCAATTGCTATTTCTTTGTGACTAGATAGGTCTGGTAAACGATCAGGTGGAACCCATTCTGTTTCTGGAGTGAATAGTGGTTGTTGTATAGACCTCACTTATATTCTTCTTTCAGTTTGTTTATAAACCAAATGGCCTTGTCTAAATCTTCTATCGGTTTGCCTTTGTGTTCGTGTCGCCAAATATATTTTATTGCTGAACCTTGACAATAATATTTAAAGCCTTCGCCTTGACATGATTTGATTGCATCAATGCAACCAATACCACCTTTATTATAGTGAGATGGAAAGTTTACTGGATCGTGTTTATTAGACATACGTGCATTCTCCTGTTTCTACATTTACATTTAAAATATTTACACCGAGGGTTTGTTGTAGTGGTGTTAGTGATCTGTTTATTTTGTATCCGTCTCGCTTTCTTCGACATTCTGACTTCACATCTATCAGTATAAGCTCATATTCTTTTATTGCAACTAAATCAACAGCTCCGTGTTGTGATACATTCTTACAAACTAAGTACCCCTGCTCTAACAACCATATGGATGCTATATGCTCAGCTACGTCGCCTTTGATGTGCTCATGAAATTTCATAGTATGTATGCCCTTTCATAGTTTCTCGGCTCTAATATGTGTAGTGATTGTTTTGCCCTAGTCACAGCAACATAAAACGATCTATGTAACTCGTCAGGGTCACGATCATTGTTGTCGACAGCAGACTTACTAATATCAGGTAAAAGTAATACATTATCAGCCTCACCTCCTTTTGCAGCATGTATTGTCGATAAAGTTATTCTTGGTATCTGATTTATTTTTTCTTTTTTAGAAAGCATATTTCTTATGTAGTTTTCTGTATTGGTATCTAAGCCTGCAAACGCTTTGTACCAAACGTCGTTGATCTGCAATCCATGTTCCGCGATGCAATCTCCAATTAAATATGTTTCATCTTCGTTTAAGGTTGCTCCCTTTTTATAACCAGGTGCAACATTGTCTCCAAGATAAGAATAAATATTTTTTATAGACTGAACAGGTAGGTGATGCTCAGCCTTGCGCCATTTCTCCCAGGTCTGTATTGCCAACATCAAATCAAGTTTAATTGAGTTTTTACCTTTGTGAGAATAGTACCAACCACTTTGTTCTATGTATTCTTTTATGTAATCTAAAAAGTGATGAGCCGTTGTTAATATAAGCCATTCACCATGAGTCATGTCAACTTGTGCTATATCAGAGTATCTTGTCAAGTCACCTTGTTCTTGTCTTGGTAAATATGTTTTTTCAAAACGTGTAGACACTTGATTAATTATCCTTTGTGATAGTTCGTGTATTGGTCCACCTGGCACTCTGTGAGATTGTTTCAGTGTGTCTATGTGATCTACTTCTTCTTTAAGAGCGATGAAAGAATCGACATCAGCACCTGCCCACCTAAAAATAGCTTGGTCATCATCACCTGCAATATATGTTTTGTTTGCTTTGTCCCAAAGTTTTCTAACCATTCTCCATTGTAGGGGTGAAAGATCTTGTGCTTCATCAATAAATAGTACGTCAAAAGCTGGCGATACATTCGTTGTAATAAATTGTTCAAGCATATCATCATAGTCAACTAATCCTTTTTCTTGTTTATATCTCTTAAGTTCTTGATCTATAAGGTATAATACATCACGCTCAATGTCTAGTCCATGTTCGTTTTTATCGTATTGATCGAGTACAGGTATCTCTAAAACTCGCGCTTTGTTTATAATTTTTAAGTACTCATTGTCAGAATTAAATATGCCATCATCTTCACTGTGCCATGCTGTCTTGATAGGAATACCCATCTTCAAACCAAAGTCTCTATAGTCCATGGTTTTCATAACACGTTCTTTTTTTAAGTTTAAAGTTTTAAAAGCAAGAGAGTGTAGTGTTCTAAAAAAGGGTATATCTTTTTCATCAACCATAAACTTTTCTTCTGCTCTTCTTATTGCTTCGTATGCAGCTTTACGTGTGAAAGAGAAGTAACCTATCTTTTGTATACTAGTCCCTGCACGTATAAACTCATCAACCAACTCTAATAGTGTAGTTGTTTTACCTGTACCTGGTGGTCCTAGTATTATTGTTTTCACTAAAAAGGTGTCTCCTCATACTTAACTTTGCTCAATGCAGGTTTATCTTTTTTCATTGCTTTAATCTTAACAACTCTTGGTGTTTGATTTTTCAAATTCATTCTGACCTCTTCAACAAAGATATCTTCAAGTTGCTTCATTAAGTTACCTGTTTTAACTTTGTCTGATTCCCAGTTGTTTCGTTTACAAAAAGAGAAGAAGTCATCCATTCTAAAATATGTAAAGCCTTCCTCTGTAAAAGACATCTTGTTTAGTATGTCTTCTTTTGTTCTTGCCGCTGGTCTGTTAACTGTAAAGTCATACAACAGATTTATAATTTGATTTATTGGATCTAATGATTCTAAAGGTTCTATCTCTTGTAGGTTCTGTAATAGGAGGTTCAAATAAACTTCTCTCCAGTTCTTTTTAGTTGGAGTTGGTATGGCCATGTCTGCTTGATCTAAAACAGCTAGTGCAAACTGGTCTGGATTATGTAATTGAACAGACGTTAGCTCAACTCTTTTACCACCAACATTTAAAAACCACTGAGGTGGATTTGATTTTATTTTTGTAAGAGTATCTAGTTCAGGCATTTGTTCTTCTTCAAAACCAACACCATGCTTTTTTGTTCTACATTTAGCAGGATTACACGCACTACATATTGGTTGCTCTTTGCACCTGTACTTATCGTAACCTTTTTTGTTTACAGATTTAATTACAAGCTGAACCTCTTGATAGCTAAGTGGTGGGTCCATATATTTTTGATTGTAAATACCAACCTGATTTTCCCAATCATCTGGATGTGCCTTTTTACAAAACACAGATACATTAAATAAAGCATTGTTTCTAGATCCTTCACCAAACCCTTCGTCTGCTAATTTGTTTAGACAAGGCGGTCCGTCTTCAAAAGCCTCTTTAGTTTTTACTTTTTCTTTAACTACTATACTTTCTATCTGCTCTCTCGTTTGTGACCACTCTTCATATATAGTGTAAAACTCCTCTAAGCTTGCGGCCTCGCCACCTGCTTTGAATGTGTAACGTAGTCCCCTGGTGCCACCGTGATACGGCAGATTTAAAAAGTTACCTGTATCTCCACGCTCAACTAATATTTCAGTTTGTTTCGGAAATATCTCGCTACCTCCATAACCTAAAGCTTCTGACATTGCTTTCAGTTTCGACTGCATTAACGTTGCAGGTATAAATTCTTTTGCAAATAAGAATAAATGTGCGCCTCCGGACTTTGATCTGAACGTCACCAAAGGTAGATTCATTCCTTTAATGTTACGCATTATTACAAGATGATCTAAATTGTATTCATCTACATCAATACAGCCCCATCTACACATGTTGTTTTCATTAATAGGTATAATACCTAGAGCAGGATCACTACCTGCTAAATGTTCTTCCCACAAATAATCTGAAATCTTTTCTCTCTTTATAAAAGCTTTTGCAACTGCTTTCCCCTTTGAGGTCGTTTCACCCGTAAGCTTCATAATGCCGTATGCACTATTATTACCCTCAAATATTTCCTTAAACTTATCCATAAATGTTTTTGTATTCCTTTCTATATGCAACGATCTTGTCGTTATTCTTTGTCCTGTATTCTTTCTGGTATTCTTTAGACTTCCTGTTCCTATAAGCTATTCCTTCTGGACTTTCAACTATCTCTTGCAAAGATTTTTCTAGAGCCTTTATCCTGTTTCTTAGTTTTGCTAATGTTCTTATCCTGTAATATTTCTTGTGATACAGTCTCCTGCTGTCCTTCTTTTTCTTCATAAATATAATTATCCTCTAAAAGGCCCATGAACTGGGGGAGGATTGTCCATGGGCCTATCATGTTAAAACGGTACCGAGTCTTGTGCCTTAGACTTGGCATCACCTTCACCATGATTCACTGCAGTGTTGTTCACACTAGCAGAGAATTGTTTTGCGGCTTCATACAAGTTCTTATCTTGTACTGGACCAACCTTCTCAATGTTCCAACCAAACCACGTTCCTTTGTCATTTGATTGTTGAACTGTAGAAAGTTTATACACGTGACTATAAGCTGCTGGTACAAACAAACCGTTTTTACCTTTTAGCTTAATACTCGACATCATTGAGTTCCAATTACGACTCACCTTTAATTGTGTAGACTTCATCGTAATTAAAGCCTGCTCCATGCTCTCTGTAAGAACAAAGTATGATGCAGTGTTTTCAAGATAGTTACCATTAGGTAGTCTATCCTTGTAGTCAGAACCTCTAGTAGTTTCTTTAATGATACCACTAGATACTGGGTGTATTGCAACGGGAGCACTTGTGCCCTCGCCACGATCAGACCACTCAACGTACTCTCTCTTGTATCCACAAGGAATTACGTTAAGACCTGTCTCACCATCGTATGTCTGCTTAGTCACGGTATTGAATATCATACCTGCTTCAGCGCCTTCGACATACTTTGCATCCCGTTTGTTTATCTCGGGAGACAGTTGACCCAACACTCTTAGAAACGGCATAGCAAAATCTTCGCTACCCATATTATCTAAACCGGCTGAGCCGTCTTGTTCAAACATGCTCGCTAAAGCTATGTCTGTATTTTCTTTTTTCGTTACTTGATTCATGGTTCTTTTCTCCTTATTCATGATTCGTTATTTCCGGCTTATTTTAGTTTGATCCTTCACAAATAAACTGAAGGAATCAGAGGGCATGTCGAGGCCGGCCTCAACACGCTCTCTGTAAAGGGCCTTCAGGGTCATAGGCTCAACTTTTGTTTTTTGTTGAGGCTCGTACCCATTGGTCACCGCAAGGTCCAGCAATTGCTTCGCCTTGTCATCTTCGCCTTTTCCGAACTGAACACTAACTTCATTTTTAATGATATCAGCGAGTCCGTTTTCTCGAAGCCATGTGTAAGCTGTATCCATATTGTCTTTTCTTATGGTGCAGTTGTAGGTCTTTCTTACATCGACCGATCTGCCATCAGCTAATTTCAGAGATGACAAACCTTGCTCTGCCATCAGATTAGGTATTATCTCTGAACTAATCTTGTCTGCTTTTTCTTTTCTATGTTTTATTTTTTCTTCAAGTTCTGCAATCTCATCTTCATAAGCCCTCAGTTCTTGACAGTAATTTGCCAACGTATTGATATCAGATTTTTCTAATATCTCCTGTTGGTCTTCTTCTAAGTCTTCGTATGATACAAATTGTGACATATCATTCTCCTTTCTTTGTTTGTTTAAGACTTTCTTTAATTTGTTTTTGTAATTCTTCGATCTTTTGTTCCATAGCTCCTGTGTCTTTAGGGTCACGATCATTTTTTCTTCTATCAACGATTATTTTTGACATTGTTAAATCTGCATTTGCAATATCAATTGTGCTTCCACCCATTGCAAATGAATGTCTGTTTGTTTCTAGTCTATTGTTCATATCAAAAGTTAAAGGATAGTAACGTCTTTCTTGTCTATCCCATTTTAATAAATTAAATAGACCCATTGTTACTTCGTGAACTATTGCTGTAGATAAACCAATGATTGCAGGGTCGCCCAAACAAAGTATGAAATCTCTAGGTTCAAAATTCTGTAAACATTTTTTCATCTTTCTTACAAAAGGCGATGCACTAAATATTAATTGTGACTTCTCAGGTAAACAAAAAACTAAAGTTCCAAAGTCTGCTGCTGTTAAAATATTTATATTTTCTGGTGGATGTTGTAAAACATAGACAAATGATTCGTCTGGGTTTTCTTTCTTAAATGCTAAAAAATCCGCTAAACTCTGCGGTTTATATAGCTCAAAAATTGTATTTTTCATAATCTTCTTTCTGTGTTGACATTAATCTATATATGAATATATAATTGTCAACCAGAAAGTAAAATAAATTATGATAAACTATAAGTTTAAGACGAAGCCTTATGAGCATCAGCTCAAAGCTTTGGAAAAATCGTGGGCACAAGAAACCTACGCTTTATTTATGGAAATGGGTACTGGTAAATCCAAGGTCCTCGTTGATAATATAGCTATGCTGTATGACAGAGGCGCGATCCGCGGTGCCGTTGTAGTTGCACCAAAAGGTGTGTACAAAAACTGGGATCAAATAGAGTTTCCAACGCACATGGCTGAACACATTGAATACTCTAAAGTTTTGTGGGAGCCAACTTCGTCGAAGAAAAAACAAGCTGAACTAGACACTTTGTTTGATGGCAAGGATGAACTTAAGATATTGATAATTAACATAGAAGCATTTTCTACCTCGAAAGGTCTGGACTTTGCAGATAGATTCCTTAGCATATTCGGTGGAAGAGCTTTGATAGGGATTGATGAATCTACGACGATCAAGAATCCGACAGCAAAGCGAACAAAAAATATTTTAAAAATAGGGAATCTAGCGAAATAT